AGTTGGATTGGTTAAAGATTTGATGCTCTCAAATTCATCAACCTTATCTGCTTTGGCCAAATTAAGCTGCTTCTTGATCATGCTAAGCGATTGCTTACCTAAGAACTGAGAAGGAAGGGCATCTTGCCAATCATTCCAGTCACCTTCATCGGCACGCTTATTGATAAGACCAAGCTGCTTCTTTCCATTTTTGTCGGTGTACCAATACTGACCGCCTTGTTCAGCATCTTTGATGGCAGAACCAAACGGATTATCAGGATCATCCTTAATCTTTTTAAGGACATCAGTCATCGGCGTGCCCTTGTGTTTGTTGGTGTTAAATATAACATCAACACCATCGGGCATATGATCAGAATATACAGCCATGCCTTTCAGGTAATGAGTTCCATCAACGAGAATACGAACCTGAGCATAGCGAGATTCGCCTAAAGATAGGTCATCGACGCCTCTTCTCAGCTCAATAACGCCATCTTTATCAATTCCGCCTTCTTCGTTGTAACGAATCTTAAGGCGCTTCGAGTCCATGCTCGCAGGATAATTGAATTTCTTCTCGTAAGTCTCTCCACCATCTCGAGAAATATATTCTTTGATGGTATGGACACGATCGAGGTCATAAATATCCTTGTGCTCAGTGCCAGGAGGACACAGGACCAATTGAGTAGTGAAATTGCCACGATTAGTGACCTGCTCAAAGCGTCCACCATTTACGGTATATCCTTCTTTCTCAAGCAAATATAAAGCTTGATTAAGCTTCTCTCTGGAAATACCAAGCTCAAGCTCGGCACCACTACCAATATCAATCATGCCGCCATCAGCAGCGACTTCTTTGCTTCTGGCTTTAAGAAACTCAGCGGTCTCTTTAGCACGATTCATACGAGCTTCAGAGTTCTCATTAAGAAGAGATCTGACAGTAGATTCGTTGAGACCCATTTCCTTACCGATAGCACTCGGACCCATGCCTTCTTTATCTCTGAGACGCTTAGCTGTTTCAACCTGAAGCATTCTGCGCTCATCTTTGGCTAATCCGAGTTCGGTTCGAAATTGAGTAGTGCTAAGCCCCATAGATTTAGCAATGGCTGCATCGCCAGACCAGGTCTTGCCCTTCTCGTCGGTATATGTAAAGTTGTTCTTTCTCATTTCATCAACACGGCCAAGAAAGTCTCGTCCATGCTGATACGGATCTTCTCCCGATCCCCAAGGATATCTTCCAGATCTTCGAGGCATGCCATAATGCATCAGATCTTCTTCATTCATGGAATCGGCAGATCCCAAATATGATAGCATTTCTTCTGCAACAGGGTTCATAGTCTCAATCCTCCAAATAATTGAATTGTTCGAGTGCCTTGTTCAACTGAACGATCTTATCCATGACAGCGATGATATCTTCGGGATCCGGGTTGTCATAAATAACATCATCGCTCTGATAGAGTCGCAATTCACATCCGCTAAGTTCGGTAGGCTTGACTCTATATTCCAAACAGAAAAGAGCAGCATAAATTAATAGCTGCTCCATGGATGCTTGATGCTCTCCAGTTTTAAGGTCATGAATTCTAAGGAAGTTATTTCTGAAACAAATGGCATCTGCTGTGCCGAAGAAATAATCGGAATAATAAAGAACGACTTCGGTGCTCATCTTGAAACCAATGGCGTCATTCACATACATATACAGGGTCTTCTTAGAACGAGGCTGCTTGATACCAAGATCAATAGTTTCCTTAGCCCAAGCGTGAAGTCGTGTCCCCATTTCTTTGGCTTGCATATTTCGGTAGACAGTTACTGCCTTCTCCTCGCTATAGCGAAGCCAACTAGATTTGCTAGGACTAAAAGGGGCATGAAGCCCAGCCAAGTCAGAATGTTTTACGAAGTTCATCTAATACCTCCTGCTTGTTCTCAGGACAAATGAATCTTGAGAACGACATCTTGTTCATCAAATCAACATAATACTCTTGGTTAGGTTGATGCTTCGCTCCAGCGCCCTTCTTGCATTCCAATGAGAACCACTTATCCTTATACAGAACAAGTAGATCGGGAATGCCCTGAATCTGGTCCATCTTAAAGACCATGCTTCCTGGAAATATACTTTTGAGTTCCTTGACTAACTTGTCTTGGAACCCGCTTTCCAATCTTGAACTTCTAGCCATAAGTGATTCTCCTTTCTTGAAAACTTAAAATACAAAAGGAAGTGCGGTGCTAATGCACGCATATTGTCTCTTCCTCTCATAAAAGGGTATGTTTTTCACGCGAAGTGTAATATTTGAGCAAAAGAAAGAGGCCTTGTTAGGGCCTCGATCTTTTAGTTCTTAATTTTGCTAAGTGCGTCCCACATCATTGTCTTAAGCTCTGGATTTGCTTCCCACAATTTGTCTAGTCCATTAGAGACTGCACGAGCATTGTCTCGGTATCCAACAGCATAACCTACGCTATAGACAACGAGAGTTCCTGCACATGCACCTACTCCTCGTAGAATATCCGTTTTGTGTTCTTTCACAAGTTCTTTGATCTTATTCTTTTTCATGTTTGATTTCCCCTTTTCAAATATAAAGTTTCCTATAAAGGGGCATGTTATCTGCGCGAAGGCTTCACCATCTCCTGGACGGTCGCATCTCCATTGGCTTGTAGAAATATAAAAGGTCAGTGATCTCGACACCACGGAATACATGAGCAATATTCACAAGTGCGGGTACGGACGGCATACACTGGCGATTCAAATATCTGCTGATCGTCCCTTGTGAGATTCCGGTCTTTCGGGCCAGCTCATTCTGAGACATTCTCTCTTCATCCATCAAGCTTTGAAGATTGGCGGCGAAAATATCCATCCACTCGACTTCGCTCATTCGCTCTCTTTCACGCATCATATTCGTAAATCTCCTTTACTTATTTTTGTACACACAATTATTTCTTGCATACATACCCCACCTAAACTACTTATATTATTTATTACTCTCACATTAAATAAGGGGGTATGTATACAAACAATATATTTTGTACACACAAAAATCAGAAAACCCGCAAACCCCTGATATTACTGGGTTTTTTGGACCTATTTTTGTACACACAAAAATTCACAAGTTATGTCTTGCATACATACCCCCTCATTTTTTGCCGTTTTTACTTCTTTTTTCGCCAATTATTTTTGTACACACAAAAAATCAAAAATCATTTTTGTACACACATTAATTATGTCTAAAGAGCTCAAGTTTGTACTGAGCATCGATGGCATCCAGCACAACTTCCGTCTTCGTCCGTGCCCGTACCTGCATCAAATATTGAATTTTATTGTTGTAGCCTTCAGGCATTCTGATGTGTAACCGCTCGTTCTTACCCGAACCTGTACGAGGTCTCCCTCTCTTCTTTAAAAGATTCATCGCCTATCACCTCCATATGCGTCCGGTACGTTAAAGCTCGACCAAAGTCTCGCATAACATCACCGCCAGATTCTGCCGGTTCTCTTATCCTTAATCACCAAACGCTCTTCAATGTGGAATCCAGCATTCTCACAGATATAGAAGATCGTCGCCATAAGACGTCTGAAGCGCTCTTCTTCCTGCTCTCGCTTAAGCACCTGGTATGCGGTAGGATCGCTATAACCCTCACCGTTTACACGAATATCATCATCTCGCATTCTATTAACCTCCGTAAATATCAGTCAATTCCCACGTCCAGCGGGCCTTGCTGTTATAGTCATTCCTAAAATGGTTGTAACGACCGTCACCACGGAACCACATGTAATCAGCAGGTAATACGCGACCAACGTCGCTCTCACCGTGCTTCTCTTTGTTCCACCGGTCAAGCACGTCCATAACCAGCTTCATCAATTCCTCATCAACGGGGTTCGATGCACGATATCCAACGAACTGATTCTTAGCCGTCACAACCTCAATAATAGTATCTTCGTAACCAGCGTCATAGCGATTCAATACAGTCCAAATAACCGCCGCTTGCTGACATTTGCTGCTTACGCATTTACCACCGATCTCATATGTACCAATCCCTCGAGCTTCTCCCCATAGCATCTTGGTCAAGACAATTGCATCTTCCTCGGAATATAATTTAGGCCATTCTGCTTCTTTGTGGTACTCGGGGAGGTCTTTCTCTTCTTCGATTTCTAACATCTGAACCTTCGAATCAAGCTCCTCGATTCTTTCACTCAAAATATCCAGTCTCTCATTCATATCCTGCAGATCCGCCGCTAATTTAAGAAGAGACAAAGTAAGCAGGACAATGCACGCGGTAATGAGAATATAAAGCGTATAATCCACGTAATGGCCTCTGTAAGGCTCTCTGTTGATAGTTTTCATGACATGTGTTCCTTTCCATATCGTCGTTTTACTTGATTTGTAGGTGGCTTAAAATGGCTTTGAAGTAAAGAAAAGAGGACCAGTCGT